TAGGATAATACCTAATAAATTAACAATCGTTGGAAACATTAACCAAAAAATTTTACAAAAAATTTTTTTCAAAATGCATATTGATTTAGATAAAATAAAAAAACTCCCCCCAGACGTTAAAAAAGACTTTATGAAGATGTATCTAAAGCTCGACGAGAAGAAAAAGATACTAAAAGTTAAGGATGATTTTTTATCTTTTGCAAAGCACATGTGGCCAGAGTTTATAGAGGGAGAACACCATAAGATTATTGGCGATAAATTTAATAAACTAGCAGATGGTAGAATCAAAAGACTTATTGTTAATATGCCACCAAGACATACCAAGTCCGAGTTCGCCAGCTCCCTGCTCCCCGCTTGGATGATCGGGCGTAATCCTAAACTTAAAATTATTCAGACAACTCACACCGGAGAACTTGCAATTAGATTCGGGCGTAAAGCTAAAACGTTAATGGACAGTCAAGACTATAAGCAAGTGTTTGAAACGAGACTCAGGGAAGACAGTCAAGCAGCGGGCAGATGGGAAACCGAGCAAGGTGGTGAATACTTTGCATCTGGTGTTGGTGGTGCAATCACTGGTCGGGGTGCTGATCTTCTAATTATTGATGATCCACATAGTGAGCAAGATGCTATGAACATGACAGCCTTAGAGCGAGCATACGAATGGTATACGTCAGGGCCACGTCAAAGGCTTCAGCCAGGTGGTGCTATTGTTTGTGTAATGACTAGATGGAATACAAAAGATCTAACAGGTATGTTATTAAAACATCAAAAAGAAGCAAAGGCAGATCAGTGGGAGCTAATTGAGTTCCCTGCTATCATGCCATCCGGTAAACCAGTGTGGCCTGAGTATTGGAAAATAGATGAACTAGAAACAGTTAAAGCATCACTATCACTTGGTAAATGGAATGCACAATGGATGCAAAACCCTACATCTGAAGAAGGAGCTATTATAAAACGTGAGTGGTGGAACGTTTGGGAAAAAGATGAGATGCCAGCACTAGAGCATATAATACAATCTTACGATACAGCGTTTATGAAAAAACAAACAGCTGACTATAGTGCTATTACTACATGGGGTGTTTTTAGAGATTCAGAAGATAGTCCACAACAATTAATATTAGTCGATGCACTAAAAGGTAGGTACGAGTTTCCGGAGCTAAGACGTATTGCAAAAGAGCAGTACGATTACTGGCAACCTGAAACAGTATTGATTGAAGCTAAAGCTAGTGGCTTACCTTTAACGTATGAACTTAGAGCTATGGGTATACCTGTTGTAAATTATACACCATCAAAAGGAAACGATAAGCATGCTCGTGTGAATGCTGTTGCACCTTTGTTTGAATCTGGTATGATATGGGCACCTGATGAGAAGTTTGCAGAAGAGGTGGTTGAAGAGTGTGCAGCTTTTCCATATGGTGATCATGATGACTTGGTCGATAGTATGACTCAAGCTGTAATGCGTTTTAGACAAGGAGGGTTAGTACCACATCCTGAAGACTATGAAGAAGAGAAAATTATTAAAACAAAGCGAACGTATTACTAATGATTAAAGGTAAAAAATTTGGTCCACCACCTAAAAGTGGGCCTAACCCACAAGGCTTGAATATTCAATATAATACTGTTAAGACAGTCAAACTGGAGAAAATAAATGGCAGAAATAGAAAAGGCCTTACCCAACGAGGTAAGAAAAGAAATTAATATTCCGAGTCAAGAGGAAATTGAAGTAGAGCTTGAAAAAGAATTATCACAAGATACAAAAGGACCCGTTGAGGTTCAAGAAAATGAAGACGGAAGTGTTGACATAGATTTTGATCCATCTGCTGTAAACCTTGAAGGGACGCAAGGACATTTTTCTAATTTAGCAGAATTACTACCAGATGATGTTTTAGATCCTCTTGGAAGTAAAATGTATGAAAACTATACAGATTACAAAGCATCAAGAAAAGATTGGGAGAAAACATATACTTCAGGATTAGATTTATTAGGTTTTAAATACGACGATAGAACAGAACCTTTTAGAGGTGCAAGTGGTGCAACACACCCAGTCTTAGCAGAAGCGGTTACACAGTTTCAATCATTAGCTTATAAAGAATTATTACCAGCACAAGGACCAGTTAGAACTCAAATAATTGGAGCGCCTAATCCAGAAAAAGAAGCACAATCACAAAGAGTAAAAGAATTTATGAACTATCAGATAATGTCTGAGATGGATGAGTATGAAGCAGAGTTTGATCAAATGTTATTTTATTTACCACTTGCAGGATCTGCATTTAAAAAAGTTTACTATGACGAAATTATGCAAAGAGCTGTTTCAAAGTTTGTACCAGCAGACGATATTGTTGTGCCATACACTGCAACATCACTAGATGATTGTGAGTCTGTAATTCATAGAGTTCGTATAACAGAAAACGAATTAAGAAAACAACAAGTGGGTGGTTTTTATAGTGATATTGAAATTAATCCTGCGTATATGGATGAGACTGCTTCTGAAAAAGCAGAAAGAGAACTAGACGGAACATCTAAAGGTAGAGATGAAAGAATGTATACTCTCCTAGAATGCCACGTTACTTTAGACTTAGAGGGGTTTGAAGATGTCGGACAAGATGGAGAGCCAACAGGAATTAAATTACCTTACATTGTAACTGTTGAAGAAGGAACAAGAAAAGTATTATCAATTAGAAGAAACTACGAAGCAAACGACATAAATAAAAATAAAATAAATTATTTTGTACACTTTAAGTTTTTGCCTGGATTAGGATTTTATGGTTTTGGTTTAACTCACATGATTGGTGGATTATCTAGAACAGCAACAGCTGCGTTAAGGCAGTTGCTAGACGCTGGAACCTTGTCTAACTTACCTGCTGGATTTAAGATGCGTGGTATTAAAATGAGAGACGAGGCGCAATCAATTCAACCAGGTGAGTTTAGGGATGTCGATGCACCTGGAGGAAATTTAAGAGATGCATTTATGACATTACCATTTAAAGAACCATCAGGTACTTTATTACAGCTTATGGGTGTCGTGGTACAAGCAGGGCAAAGATTTGCATCTATTGCTGACCTGCAGGTAGGAGATGGGAACCAACAAGCAGCAGTGGGCACGACAGTGGCTATGTTGGAACGAGGATCGCGTGTAATGTCAGCGATTCATAAAAGAATGTATGCTGCGATGAAAAAAGAATTTACAATTTTAGCAAGAGTATTTAAAACATACTTACCTCCAGTTTACCCCTATGATGTTATCGGTGGACAGAATCAAGTTAAGCAATTAGATTTTGACGATCGTATAGACATCTTACCAGTTGCTGATCCTAACATCTTTAGCCAGACACAAAGGATATCTTTAGCTCAAACAGAAATGCAACTGGCTGCCTCAAACCCTCAAATACATAATCAATACGAAGTGTATCGAAATATGTATGAGGCATTGGGGGTAAAAGATATTGATTTAATTTTAAAAAAACCACAACCACCTGCTCCAAAAGATCCTGCACTAGAACATATAGATGCATTAGGTGGGGTTCCGTTTCAAGCTTTCCCTGGTCAAGATCACCAAGCACACATTACAGCTCACTTAAATTTTATGGAAACTAACATGGTAAAAAATTCACCAACGGTTGGTGCTTCAATACAAAAAAATATTTTAGAACACATAAGTTTAATGGCACAAGAACAAATTGAAATGGAGTTTCAACAAGAATTACCACAACTTGCACAGATGCAACAGTTAGCTATGCAGAACCCACAGCTACAACAACAGGTTAGAATGTTAACAGAGAGAATAGAAGGTAGAAAAGCAATCTTAATATCAGAGATGATGGATGATTTTGCAAAAGAAGAAAAGAAAATTACATCACAATTTGATAACGACCCAATAGCAAAACTAAGAGCAAGAGAATTAGACCTTAGAGCTAAGGACGATGATAGAAAACAGAAGGAAGGTCAAGAAAGATTAAATTTAGATCGTATGAGAGCTATGATGAATGACCAAAATCAAGACCAAAAAAGAAAACAAAACGAAGAATTAGCAAAACTAAGAGCAGATACATCAATTCAAAAGACAATTTTAGGTAAAACTATACCTTCAGGAGATAAAATACCTGATCAAGTGTCTATAATTAGAGGAGAGGAGTAAAATTTATGGCATTTCCTATTTTAGGTGCACTAAAATTGGCAGTAAACGCCGGTTCGCACATTTATAAGAAGAAAAAAGAAACGCAAATGATGATGGCTAACGCACAAGCTAAACATGCGGAGAAAATGGCTAATGGCGAGCTAGAATACTCTGGAAAATTACTAGAAGCTAGACAATCGGACTGGAAAGACGAGTTCGTGCTCGTCGTATTAACACTCCCGATACTAGTTATTGCGTGGGGAGTCTTTAGTGATGATCCAGGTGCTGCTGCAAAGATAAAAGAGTTCTTTGAACAGTTCCAACAGTTACCAAGTTGGTTCACAAATTTATGGATTCTTGTGGTGGCTAGTATATATGGTATAAAAGGAACTCAAATTTTTAAAAACGGAGGAAAAAAATGAGAAAAGACTACGGAACAAGAAACAAAATGATGGGTGGCGGAATGATGAAGAAAAGACCCATGATGAAGGGTGGTGGCAAATTAAAAATGGTCACTAACAAAGAAGGTAAAAAAGTTCCATTCTTTGCTGCTGATGGAAAAGGCAAAATGGCAATGGGTGGACGTGTTAAAAAAATGGGCGGCGGTATGTCTAAGTTAAATCCAGGACTTAGAAAATACATGATGTCTAAGAAAAAAAATAAATAATGGCAGGTAGAGGCCTATACGCAAACATTGCAGCTAAGAAGGCTAGAATCAAAGCTGGCTCTGGAGAGAAGATGAGAAAAAGAGGTGCGAAGGGCTCACCTACTGCAGCAAACTTTAAAAGAGCTGCACAAACAGCGAGGAAAAAATAATGACTAAACTATGTCCTAGAGGTAAAGCCGCAGCGAAGCGAAAATTTAAAGTGTATCCGTCAGCATATGCTAACGCCTACGCTAGTAAAATTTGCGCTGGTAAAATCAAAGATCCATCTGGTGTAAAAAGAAAAGATTTTAGAGGACCTAAAAAAGCCATGGGAGGTAGAATTTACAAAGCTGGAGGTGGATTAATGGAAGCTACAGCTAGACTAAAAAGACAAGGTCTTAAAGATGGTGGATGCATACAAATAAAAGGTTTTGGTAAAGCACGAAGACCAAATAAATAATCATGGCAAAAAACGGACTTGATAAATGGTTCAAACAAAAATGGGTAGATATTGGAAGCAAGCGAAAAGATGGTTCGTTTGCAAAGTGTGGCCGTTCAAAACAAAAGAAGGACGCGAAGAGGAAGTATCCAAAATGCGTGCCTCTAGCGAAAGCAAGGTCGATGTCAGAGGGTCAGAGAAAATCTGCCGTTGCCAGGAAACGGGCAGCTGCCAATGTGGGACCTAAACCTACAAACGTAAAAACATTTGCAAAAAGAAGTAAAGCTGCAATGGGCGGTTATGCTGGGAGCTTTATAAAATTAGATGTAGATGGAAAAACAATAGGAAATCCGAGTTTAAGAAAGTATTACAAAGGCATGATTTAATGAGAAATGATTTTGCAATTAGAGAAGAATTAGCAAAAGGCGGGATGCCTCCGCGAAATAAAAAGAACTTTAGATCTACAAAATCTGGAGCGGGCATGACACAAGCTGGGGTCAAAGCCTATAGAAGATTAAATCCTGGCTCAAAACTAAAAACAGCGGTCACTGGCAAAGTCAAACCAGGATCTAAAGCTGCTAAAAGACGTAAATCATTCTGTGCGAGAAGCGCTGGACAAATGAAAAAGTTTCCTAAAGCTGCGAGAGATCCTAACTCAAGACTAAGACAGGCTCGTAGAAGATGGAAATGCTAGTAAATTTTTTTAAAAAAATATTTGGTATAGAAAGTTTAGAAAAAAGAATTAGATTTCTAGAGAGAAAAAACTATTGGAGGGAAAAATATAATGAAAAAAAATAAAGTTAAAATAAAAAAAGTTATGAAAGGTTTGCAGAAAGCATCTAAAACACATGCTGCTCAAGCTAAAACATTGAAAGGGGTATTAAGTGGCAGATCCAAAAATAGGAACGGGTAAGAAACCAAAAGGAAGTGATAGAAGACTTTATACGGATGAAAATCCAAAAGATACTGTTCGTATAAAATTTGCAACACCAACAGATGCAAGAAAGACCGTTGCAAAAGTTAAAAAAATATCAAAACCTTTTGCAAGAAAAATACAAATCTTAACTGTTGGAGAACAACGTGCTAAGGTTATGGGTAAAACAGAAGTCGCTTCAATTTTTAAAAAAGGTAAACAATCTATAAGAAAGGCAAGAACATGAGAAGAGCTATATTAAATGCATTACGTGCAAAGTATGAGGCAGAGATAGCAGAAGCTGATGCTACCATAAATATATATCTTACCAATAGTGTTGGTATTGGAGAACATCCTCAACATATTGAAGAGGTAGATAAACAAGTTGAAAAAATAGCTAACGCAAAAGAAAAACTAGAAACGTTAGATGATTTTGAACCAGCTAAAGGAGAAATATTATGATGGATCCGTTAGTGCTTGTATCAAAGATACAACAAATGATGAGAAGTAATTTACAAAGGATAGGAGAGACCATGATTAGTGGCGGAGTTGACAACATGGAAAAATATCAGTATATGTTAGGACAAGCGAGAACATACCAATATATATTACAGGAAATCTCTAACCTGCTAGAAGAAAAGGAGCAAACAAATGAAGCAAATGTCGTCGACATCAACGAAGGAAGTTCCAAAACATAGGAACGCACTTCAAGAAAAATATGAGAAGACAAAGGACTTAGGTCAAGAAAACGAGCCTTTAAATCCAGATAACATACAAAAACAAAAAGAACAGCTGCCCGAACCTAGTGGCTGGCGACTACTTGTGTTGCCATTTACACCAAAGGAAAAAACAAAGGGCGGTATTTTAATTGCACAAGAGTCTTTAGAAAAACTAAGAATCGCAACAAACTGTGGTTACGTTTTAAAAGTAGGACCATTAGCTTATTACGATAAAGAAAAATTTCCAACAGGAGCTTGGTGTAAAAAAGGAGATTGGGTAATCTTTGCTCGTTATGCAGGATCAAGATTACCTATCGAAGGCGGTGAAGTCCGTTTATTAAACGATGACGAGGTTTTGGGAACAATCGGCAACCCTGAATCCGTGCTGCATAATATATAACATAGAAGGAGAAAACTATGCCAGAACAACAAAAACAAGAAGACCTAGTTGACATAGATACATCGGGACCCGGTGCTGATGTTGAACTAGAAGAAGAAAAAGTAAAAGTAGAGGAGGTTGAAAATGAAACTGTTACAGAAGATAATAAACCAGATGATACAATTGAAAAACAAACTACTGAAGAAAATAAACAAGAAGTAAGCAGCGAGAAGCAAGAAACTAAAAAAGAAGAGCTAGAACAGTACAGTGAAGGTGTTCAAAAAAGAATTGCAAAGCTGACTAAAAAATGGCGTGAAGCAGAAAGACAAAGAGAAGCTGCTTTAGAATATGCTAAAGGTGTGCAGGCAGAACAAGAAACTTTAAAAACTAAACTATCAACTATTGAGCCAAATTATGTAAGTGCCATGGAAGGTAGAGTTGTTTCTGGGTTACAAGCAGCACAAGCTCAACTATCTAAAGCTAGAGAAAGCGGAGATTTAACTGCTGAAGTAGAAGCACAGAAGATGATAGCAAGATTAGGAGTAGAGGAAGCAAGAGTAGCTAACTTAAAAAAACAATCTGCAGCTAAACCTGCGGATGTAAAAACTCCTACATTAGATCAAGCTATTGCACCTCAACAAGCTAAAACTGATCCAAAAGCAGAAGAATGGGCAGAAAAAAACCCTTGGTTTGGGCAAGATTCAGCCATGACCTATACAGCTTTTGATTTACATAAAAAATTAGTAGATGAAGAAGGGTATGATCCTACCAGTGATGATTATTATTCAGAGGTAGATAAGCGTATGAGACTTGACTTCCCACACAAATTTGCTAAAACTGAATCTAAGGAAACGACTAAACCTACTCAAACTGTAGCTTCAGCTACGCGGAGTGTAAAACCTGGTCGCCAAACTGTGAGACTCACTTCATCACAAGTAGCAATTGCTAAAAAATTAGGAGTGCCATTAGAAGAGTATGCGAAACAATTAAAAATCACGAAGGAGGCATAGGCATATGAGTACAGATAAAATAAGAACTTCCCGTGCGAGTCAAACAAGAGTTAAGACGGCTAAAAAAACTGTTTGGACTCCACCGTCATCTTTAGATGCACCCCCTGCACCAGACGGGTACCATCACAGGTGGATAAGATCCGAGACTATGGGTTTTGATGATACAAAAAACATGTCAGGTAAATTAAGATCAGGATATGAATTAGTAAGAGCAGATGAGTATCCAGAAATTGATTATCCAACCATTAACGATGGAAAATACAAGGGAGTGATCGGAGTTGGTGGCCTATTGCTGGCTAGGATATCGACAGAACTTGTTGAATCGCGTAAGGAGTATTTTAATAACCTTACAAAAGAAAAAGACGAAGCGATTGAAAACGATCTTCTGAAGGAACAGCACCCAGGTGTGACGATCGATCGTGATCGACAGACTCGTGTAACCTTCGGTGGTACTAAGAAAAGTTAATTTTTTAACAATTCTTACCAACGAATTAAATTAATCGTTTACCTCGGTAAACAAAAGGAGATAAATATGGCAAACCAAGACGCAGCTTTTGGGTTAAAACCCTTAGGCAAAATTGGAGGGTCACCTGATAACAACGCAGCTACTGAATACGAAGTAGCAGCATCTGCATCTGCTTTCTCACAAAATGACTTGATGAAAGCCATTAATACGGGAACAGTTGGAATCGCAGCGGCTACTGATAATGGAGCACTTTTAGGTTCTATGCAGGGCGTGTTTTTCACTGACGCTACAACAAAAAAACCAACCTTTGCTAATCACCTAGCTGGATCAAATGCAGCTACTGATATCAAAGCGTTTATTACTGACGATCCTCATCAAGTTTATGAAATACAATCGGATGCATCAGGCGCAACTCAACAAACAGACGTTTTCACAAACGCTGATATTGCAGTTGGTGCAGGTGTAACTCCGCATTTTGTTTCTAAAACTGAAGTGACGGATACTCAATCAACAACAACAGCTAACTTGCGAATCATTGGAGTTTCTGACGATCCTGACAATAGCGATTTAACATCAGCTAATTGTAATTTTAAAGTGATCATCAACGAACACTTCTACATGACCGCAACTGGCCTATAATAGCGGAATAGGAGAATAAATATGGCTATATCAAGAGGACAACTAGTTAAAGAACTAGAGCCAGGTTTGAATGCACTATTCGGCTTGGAATATAATAACTATGCTAATGAGCATGCGGAAATTTTCGATACAGAAAATAGTGACAGAGCTTTTGAAGAAGAAGTAATGTTATCTGGTTTCGCAAATGCACCAATCAAAGCTGAAGGAACTTCAATTTCTTTTGACAGTGCACAAGAAACTTTCACAGCTCGTTACACACATGAAACACTTGCATTAGCATTCGCGATCACTGAAGAAGCGATCGAGGATAACTTGTATGACAGACTTGCGTCTAGATATACAAAAGCTTTAGCAAGATCGATGGCTAACACTAAACAAGTGAAAGCTGCGAATGTGTTAAACAACGCGTTCAGCTCATCTGCTGCAGGCGGTGATGGTAAAGAGCTTTGTGCTACTGACCACCCAATTGTTGCAGGAACAGACAGAAATGAGTTATCTACAGCGGCAGACCTTAACGAAACATCATTAGAGCAGTCTTTAATTGACATTGCTGCTTTCACTGATGAAAGAGGTCTAAAAATTGCAGCACAAGGAGTTAAAATGATAATTCCTTCAGCGCTACAATTTACAGCTGAGAGATTAATGAAATCTGCTGGAAGAACTGGAACAGCTGATAATGATATCAATGCAGTTGTATCTAAAGGAATGGTACCACAAGGTTATGTGGTCAACCACTACTTAACTGATACAGATGCGTTCTTTATCAAAACAGACGTGCCTAATGGTCTAAAACACTTTGTTAGAGCACCGATGAAAACAGCTATGGAAGGTGACTTCACAACTGGTAACGTTAGATACAAAGCTAGAGAGAGATACTCATTTGGGTTCTCTGACTGGAGAGGTATCTTCGGATCACCAGGAGCATAATAATTAAATTAATATGGCGGAACATAGTTCCGCCATATTTGAACTAGAAAGTAAGATAATGAAAAAATTCCTAGTAAATATTTGGGCGTACGATCATCATGCAAAATTTCAAGTATTGTGTGAGGATGACCCTATTTCTCTAGAAAAATCAATCCTTGACAAATTAGGAGAAAAGAGTATTAATTGGGAAAAAACGGGAATGTTCGGCCCGTTGAATAGAATAACTTTTGAGGAGGTTATTAATGATACAAGACCTATACAAACGAAAAAGGTCCTTGGAGTTGAAGTGGGAACAGGAGCATCTGTCTAATGGTAGATATACTCTTGAGATGGTCAGAATTGATGATAAAGTTAAACAAATCATTACTGACATTAAGCTTGAAGAAGCTGAAATCGCTCACAGGCAAAACACTGCAGAAGGTGTTGCTCCACAAGTTTCTGTAGCTACTTAGTACAAAAGCTACATCGCTGAAATCGCACTTTCTTTACAGGCTCTCTTGCACTCTATTAAAAACTGTTATACAAAAGTCACACTATACAAATTAAAATAAATTAAATGTAGACGCGTATAGTCGACATTCCCTAGGGACTACATTTAAAATATCTAGGAGGATATTAACATGGCAAATACAACTTTTTCAGGTCCAATAAGATCTGAGAGCACACTTAAAACTATTAGTAAAAACTCAAGCACTGGAGCGATTACTGAAATTATAACTATGGGTGATGCACCTGTAGCATTAGGAGATGAGAATAAAACTCTTGACGCTGCAACACATAGTGGAAGAACTCTTGTAGTTCCTGGACTTGCAGCTAACAGAACAATTACTTTACCGGCTCCAGTTGCTGGTCAAAGTTACAAACTTATCTACGGTGGTGCTGCGGAAGAAGCAGAAAATCTAATTATCATAACACCAGGAAATACTAATTTTTTCATTGGTTGTGTTGCACATTTAGATTCAAACGCTGATAACGTATCAGTTTATTCTGATGGAAACTCTAATTCAAAGTTAACTCTTACAGATTTTGGTTGCTTTGAAATTAATATTTTAGCTAAAGATAGTACAAACTATTATATTTGGGGTTATGCAGAAGGTGCAGACGTACCTGCATTTGCAGATCAATAATAATTAACTTTAATTAGATCGGGGCTTCGGCCCCGTTCAGTTAAAAAAGTTGATGTATCAGCTTTGAATACTAACGCTCAAGGTGAAACTTGCAGTAGAGTTACAATAGATCAAGTTTGGTATGATGTTGGTGGGCTAAGAGCAGCATTAGAATTTGATGCAACTTCAAATGTTGTAGCATTAGTTTTAGGTGGAAGTGCAGCAGCAGGTAATGTTCAAGGACACTGGGACTACAGATCATTTGGTGGAATTAAAAATAATGCTGGTTCAGGTATAACTGGTGA